GTGAGAGTGGTGGTTACAGGGGGCGTCTGCCTGTAATCAAATGGAACAAAAGTGACCATAAGCCTTCCAGAATGAAATTCAGTTTTTACCAACTTGAACTTATACTTCATGGAGCCTCTCCAAAACCTAAACATATCTGCTACAAAACTAACAGTAGTATGTTGTTTATAGGTAACGCTAGGAGATGAATGAACAATAGCACGATATGCACCCCAAGGGTACACGGCTATATGAGCAAGATTATCTTTAGCGAGGGAGGAAGTAGACCAAGTGTATCTCGTAAGATAACTATACCTGGTTACAAAGGCTGTGATCACCATTTCATCTAAATCACTTCCTGCAAAATTGGGTAGATTACCAACACTGGTATCTACACAATTTGTCAGGGGCATGCCAAAAGAAGGGGAGTCAAAGTTGCACGCATATGGTGCAACAGCGAGTAATCTCCTCTCGACCTTCGAGATGTCCTGTGGACGGGACCACCCAAACACTCTAGCAACATCAGAAGCTACATCTAAGAAAAAAGAAGTAGGTCCTGCTATCGCTTTAAGTATCGGGATTCGTCCTAACACAGAAGAGACTTTGGACGCCGTTTTCAAGCCAGAGGTAATTGGACCATCACCCTTCCTTTCTCTACGCTCGATATCTCCCTGGGGAATAGTTGGTGTATAAAGCCTAACATTCTCAAGAGAGTACCAAACAGAGAAACTAGCGTCAGTACTTCCAGCAACAGCAACAAGCTTTGCATAAGGAAAAATGCTAACGCTACCCCAAGCTCCTGGTGCAAGAGCTGAGGGTAAAAGGGGAGTAAAAGGATCCGCATTAATGTACGGAACCCTAAGAACAGCCTCTGATTGTGTAGCCACATCAAGTTCTACATGTGGCAACTGCGAAATGTTGGTGGTATTAGCAGAATGCATCATCAACCAAGCATCAGCAGTAGAAAGGATAGGATTGGTAGTCGCAACCCCGGTAGATCCACCACAAAATGGCACGAAATACAACATATACCGTCCCTGTTGAAATCGTGTGGAATTGACTTGTAAACGAATTACAACGTCAAATTTCATGGACATAAATCCTTTCAATTTGTCTTTCCACATGTCCACTTGCTGGGCATCATAAGGCAAGTAAACTTGTGGAAAGACAGTTGATGGTCCATCAGTAGTCGTAAGACTGCCAGTATGTAACAAAACTGGTTTGGCAAAAAAATCTTCCAAACTCTGAATAACTCCCATGGACTGGGAATCTTCAAAAGAAATGGGGATATCTCGAGCCAAAACTTCCGTCAACATAGTACTATCAGCAGAAACAAAATTCGCTGTAGGACCATGCTGGGAATCAGCAGGGACATCTGAGGTGACCGTGGTCGCTGTGGTTACGGTAACTTCTCTTGACCGAGAAGTATCCTCACCCTCAGCTTCTGGGCGCATTGAGCAATTGGATCCAGAGAAGGGGTGGCTATTACCATTCCCCAATACCTGATTCTTAATTGTTTCATCAATAGCAGTCATTAGATTATCCATATTCATAGTTTGGTATAAAAAGATATTCCCATCATTTTCATCAACCATGGATTCAATATAAGAACACGACTCTATCCTCAACAAATCATCTTGCTCAAACAGACGAGCACCCCTTTTCAGTGCTTCATATCTGTCCAAGTACGCATCAGTATATTCATATAATGAATCAAAACTAGACATTACGTGTCTAAGACGTAAATATCTGTCAAGTTCGACTCTCCGCGTTACTATGCCCAGTTTAATCAAATGGTCAACTAACCATTTACTCCAGATCTCATATACAGATTCATCATGAAGAGAAAGTTCATTCAAGAACGTTTCTCCCACGAATTTGTAATGATCTCTTTCTGGAAAAGTCTTCTTCCTCCACATAAGTGAATTTATAAGACTTTCCAAATTGAGAGGAGCGACCCAAGAATTACCTAAGGTAGGCTCCAACCTGAAAGCCCGTTTTAGAAAAGTACACTCTTCCAGCCTCTTATAATACTGAATAGAGTCATCTTTACTAACAGCGGTATAAGTCAGTCCTAATTCGGCCATATATTTACTTATGTCGCCAGCTCGTAATATCTCCTTGGCCGCTTGAGAAACTCCGATGACATTGTCATCACCGAAGACAATAAGCGAGATATTTTGTTGGAAACTAGGAATAGCATCTAACGCATATCCTGCCTCCATACAAGCTCTGTGCCAACTATAATAGAAACTAACCGAATTGTAGAGAGAGTTAATAAGACTTGTCATAGGATGTCCCGATGGTAATGCACCATCCCAAAACACTTTACGATCAGCATATACGTGTATAGAGGCATAAACCTCCTTCCACAAAATTGACCTGATACGCCTACGAACTTCATCTTTCTCTCCGGAAAGACTATATAAATGGTCTACTATTCCATAAATATGCTTAAAGACCTCGGTTTTCTGCGAAGCGTCAAACCGCGAGAAGTCTCCATCAAGGAAATTCTCCTCTGCAGGTTGAGCAAACTTGCAGAGATACCGAGCGAGACCATCCCATTCATTGGATGTAGGATTAATTCCTACAGCTGAAGGGTGTTTAAGACGTGTTCTAACCATCCACGTAGTGAAAGGTAAGAAATAACGTCTGAACATAACCAAATAGTCAACTGGACAGGCAGAAAACATACGTGTTCTACCCTCATCCACTTTAGCTATTGGTAAGGTCTCATCTTTCAAACAATCTTGAAAATAGTAAGAAGGTCTGATACCTTTCCGCAACAAATCATCTTGTTCCTTTAAGATATCAAACAATTTCGACCATTCAGGTGAAGTAAAATCAAAATCACCTTCTTCACCCCACAGTGTTTTCTTCGATCTACAAAGGGTGACGTTGTATGGATAACCAACACTCGTCCCCCTGGCAATAGATGGAACACTATCACCATCGATGATAACACTCTGAATTGAATCCTCCCAATCCAGCTCTTCAATTCTAAATCTATCCTCATTCAAAATGAAAGATAAATCTAGTTTGAGAGCATTTACAGCTGCCGAAAGTACATCCTCAAAAGGGCTATACTCTCCACAGCCATATCTGCTATAAGCTTTTATAAAAGGATCAACACGTACTCCCTCCCTATTAACAAAGGGCGTGAGACGTGCCGGTTTCTTCGTGATCAATTCACTACACCATTGATTAAGCAAAGTGGGGACTATACTAGAACTAGTGTTCATTGGACAACGAGGACCATCATTCTTCTCAGAATAGAAGACTAATTCATGCATATCACCCTGCGGTTTCATTGAAAGCGTTTGAATCCAAGCTAGCAAACTATCTCTGGAAACAGTAATTGCTCTAGCTATGGTGGACTTATCCTCACCAACACTACCAGCAGCGTGAATACCAGCCACACATGGCATTCCTTTGTTTATCAAGAAAAGGGGTGAACCACAAGAACCTGGACCAAGAGAATACGTGTAATGCAACGATTTCCTCATTGGTATCAACCCGTATCCTTCAAAATTAGCGATACTGGTATCAGTCATCCTCTTCACTGTAAGATTGGTAACCACATTATTGTGACCCTTTCTCGCAGCTATGATACCATAACTGATTTCAGGGTGTGCTTCATAATCTGCCTCTGACATAAATAGATGAACTATCGATTTGAAACCAGAGTTAGCTGGTACTGGAAATATGATCAAATCATCGTCTCCAGTAACCTTCCCCCATTCCTTTGCTGCTCCATAAAAAGCCTCCAAATCGTAAGCTTTTGGGCCAATGATCTTGGATTCAAACAACGAATTATCGCTATCATCCTCGAAATCATCAATGGAGCATGGAGTTGTGAAACAAACAAACATATCAGGAACAGAATAATATACTCCTGATTGTCTGCGAGCTATACAATCCAAAATGTCGAGGTTATGTTTATTAAACATAACAACACGATCATTTATAAACAAGGCATTACTGAGGATTTTCAGAGGCCCCTGGGACACACTGGCTAAGAGAAAAGCACACAAATTTTTCTGCACTTTCTCTATTACCTGCAAGTGATTCCTCGAAACGGCAGAAAGGGGCAAATCTCCTTCTGGACGCATCTCACGGGAAACCTTAACAGGCACAGGGCGTTCCTTAGCTTTAGTTAACTTAGACTTAACTTTAGCAGAAGATTCAACAAACGGGACGGAATTTATGGTGAAACCATCATCCATCTCGAGAAGTCTATCCTCATTGAGGGCTTCTAAGATATTATCTTGCTCGATAATATCAACCGGCGAAAGCCACAGCCGCCGTATCTGCAAAAGAGCAAATAAGACGGTCGCGATTGCTGTCGCCCCACCCACACATGCCCATGGGTGTTTACGGACATAATTTACTACTGGAGAACAATCACGGCGTACAAGAACATCCAAACCTCGTGTAAAAACCATATTAACCCACGAGATTTTATTCAACGCAGGATTACAATAGAAACCCACACAGGTTGGTATGTTCTTAGACTCAAGTGATATCTTCAGGTGATCAGCAGAGACCCACTTCAGATACTGCGGATCTGTTATACGCGAACACAGATACATAAGCTCAGTAGAGACACCATGTGTTGGTACACAGGTCCTCACTGCCTCAGCTAGTACTGTATCAAATGCTTCAAAGGTTTTGTAGAGAGTCTCCATCACCTCTTTAGTATCTAATTCTGCACTATCGCAGATATCGCGTACTCCAGAATCTTTAACATCATTCTCTTGAAAGAATTTCTGGACTGTGAGTAGTTTTGTACTAGAAATCCCATCCAATGACGAAATAGGACTAACTTGATACTCAGCACCACAATCGAAGAAACTCTCTTCATATCGGTCCATTGTAAAAGGACCTTCTAAGTGACTAATTTCTGACATAAAAGTCTGTAAATTAAGTTCAAGAGAATTGAAAATCCTCTGCTTCAGCTCAAAATTCTTCTGAATCAATCTCTTGACATCTCTAAAAGAAATGACAATAGGGTTGGTAGGTTCACCACGTTTACCATTACCCCTATAAAGGGTGATGTTCCACATATCCAAGGGGGTGATTAACTCTCCTTTAGGACCACGTGGTAGCTTAGTGGGATCTACCGCTCCGTTTTTAATATCAGAAACTTGAGACTTGAACTCGTCTTTAACAGAAACTTCGAGATAGATATGAATTCGACGCGCTAATGCCTCAGGCGACTCAATAGCCTCTGAGGTTATTTGCTTGATATTCGTGGTAAGGATTACTGCTTTACTATTAAAGTAAACAGCCCCCTTAGAAGTCAACTCTGCCATATTCAAAGGTGTTGGCATGGAATTAACCATCTCAATAACCTTGGAAGATGAAGAGGCGTCTCCTACACTCTCTCGGATCTGCATAAAATCATCCATAATAACTACGGACTGATTTTCGTACCCCTCCCAATAATCAGAATGAATATTAACTGCGAACGTATCCTTAATTAATTCTTCATTTGAACAAGTCCTTCCTTTGATACATTCCTGCATTAAAGAATTGACAAAAAGGGCAAAGGTACTTTTAAGACTACCTGGTTCTCCGGTAATTAACACACAGACAGGTTCCTGGCGAGGTCCCTTAAGGTCTACACCAAATTTCTTGGCATTAAGGACATAGGTCTTTGCCCTAGAAAGAACTTGCTGTATGAGCATGTTGTAAGGTCCAAGCTCCTTTGGATATTTACTCTTTACGAGTTTGTCCAACGCTTCATACTCGGCCTGTAGAATACCAACTGCAGCACTATCTGTAACAGGATATCTCGCTAGAGTCTCCTGTATAGTCTTCACATGTTCATGAGCGTCACGATACAAGGCATCGGTCTTATCGTGGAGGACCAAAGATTCAAGATCTGGATTCTCCTCGACATATGTATAGACCAACTTATTCCACGCAGCTCCAACAAAACTCAAACAGGACATAATCCCAGAGAAATAACGTGGGGCTTTAGGTACCAGATTTAAAATCCTCATACAATGATCACCTAGAGCGACTCCACAAACTTCCTTCAATACTATGGCAACCACACCAGTGATAGATAGTATATAGCCCTTATTATTCAGTATCATACCCATAACCCGTATTACAGCGGGTATTATGCGCTTATGAGCCTGAACGGACATGAAAACAGAGGACGCCAAGTATCCAGTAACAGCAGCCAGTAGAGCACGTTGTACCGTTGCTTCCTCCTCCGTTTGAAGGAAGAGAGTAGTAGTAACAGACAGTAAAATAACCCTAACATAAAAAGGGCTATTATTG